TAGTAACAATACGTACAATGATCCTAACTATACTAACTTCAGCGATTTAGAAGTTATTAATGATGACCGTGTACAACCAAAAAGTTTTACTCCAATACATCAGCACAACGATATGGAAATCATAGGATATGTTGTAAAAGGTCCTTGCTTCCATAACGACAACATAATGAATACTGTAGAAGTGCCTAGTGGTGGAGTACAACGTATGAGTTGTGGCACAGGCATTTGGCATTGTGAAGGTAATCCAAGTGACGAACCTATCCACTATCTACAGTTATGGATGAGAGCAGCAAGACATAACTTTTCACCAAAGTATGATGTATGGATGTTTGATCGTGAAGAAAAACTAGATAACTTCTGCCCTATCGCAAGTAGTGAGGGGCCATTGGTAATACAAAGTTATGCTAAGTTAAATGCAGGTATCTTTACAAAAGACCATACAGAAAAGTTAGACGTTAATCGTAGATACTATCTTTATATAATAAACGGTTCTGCTATAATTAATGGTATAGAAGCGTATACTGGATCTGGATTTAGTTTTGAAAATGAAAGTGAATTAATAATCACTGATCCAGAAGAAGAACCTGAAATGTTACTCTTTAACCTTCGTTAATTGTTCTAACTTATCTTTTACGATATCAAAGTTTACAGTATTGAATAATCCGGGGTGTAATGGTTTTGGATAATTATGTACATCTACCCAACAATAACCTATGTGTTCTTCATTTAATACTGGAAGAAATTCATTTTCAACAGGACAAAAGAATGTATGATAAGTGAATGTATTGTTGACGAATTTTTGTATAGGAATTAGTTTTGCTTGTTGTGGGAAAAACTGAATTTCTTCTTGGCATTCACGTTCTAAGCCCTCAAATATAGTTTCATTATTTTCTAGTTTACCGCCTGGTATACCCCAAAAAGAAGAATCTTCATTTCGTAACAAGAACAAAAATCTGTTTGTGGCTATTGAATAGAAAAAAACACCCGCACTTGTATTTGCTTTGCTCATATAGTAATTTATCAGATTTAAATTACTACGCTAAAATCTCCAGCGGCATACCAACCTTCCCATGATTTCATCCATGAGTTGTTTAAAAATCTGTATTGTAATCCTGAAGTTAAATTAGTAACGTATTCAACGTTAGTAAGCAATGTACTGTCAAAACTCACAAACCATTCTCCGATAACACCATCGTATTCTATGATATCGTTAGCATGTGCAACAAGTGGGCCCCAACCTTCTGTGGCACTTAGTGGTATGTTGCTTCCAATATCTTCCACAACCAAGTACCTTTGTCCAGCCGCCGCATTAGGTAGCCCATTACCCGGTGCCTTAACCTGTGGATTAATAACACTGTCAACAGCTCCTAGTGTATTTTGTGGTAATGTATCTGGATCAATATTGAAAATTAATAGTCTATCATCAGTTGGATTGAATGCAATTGTACCAACTATCTCTGTATCCATATAAGGATTCTCTAACCAAATTTGACTTATACCAGGTCGTACAGTTCCATATACATTTAAAAATGCTTGCCAGTAAATGTTTGTATTTGGATTCGTTGGTAGATCCATGCTTTCATTATTGGGATAGAATGGTGTACCGTCTGGAAGTATTTGTAAACTATTACCTAACAATAATAATTTATATCCATATGGCGTAATTTTCTGTCTAGTACCTAATAATAAATCATCATCTTGCATATCAGTAATTGCATTTCCTTGGAATATGCTTGCGATAATTTTGTATATAACACCAAGTTTCTTAACTTTAGCACTTGAACTAATCCATATAGGCATATAAAATGTCCAAGTCATTATGTCAATAGGATTACCTGAACCAATTGGAATTGTTCTACTACTAAACGTAAGTCTATCTTGATATACTACACTTAAACTTGTCCAATCAATAAAGTTATCTGTGCTTTGTATTTCCATACTAGGATTGAATAACACACCTAACTGTTCTAGTAATTCTAACTTTTGATTATAGTTTGTTGTCCAAAAATCTACTGTAATACGTAATGTATAAGGAACAGGCATTAATCGTTCTACACTAAATGCGTCACCTTGTGTTTGTTCAAATGATTGTGTTTCTTCATTGAATGTTCTTCTACGAACACTTGTCTTATCTACAAAGTAAGGACTCTGTGTTCGTGTCTGATCATATTCTAAACTAGATATGTAATAGGTAATCATAGGGGCACTAGGCAAACTACTAGGACTGTTGTTAGCAATTACTGTAGATGCTTGTCTGCTTTGATCTCCGTACTGAATAGGAACTCTAATCAAAATGTCATTGCCAGCAGGATCTTTACCTTTAGTAACATACCAGTTACTAAAAATTCTAGCGAACTGAACTAAAAAACGTCTTATTTGATTGTCGTAAAAATATTGTGCCATTTAAATCCTTAATCAGGGGTTATTGTTAGTATACTGGAAAGAGGTTGCTGTTGTGGTATTGTACCACTTGTAGTTGCTGTAACATTGCTGTTATTTATAAATGATGAGAGTAATGATTCATCACCAGCTTCAAATGCTACACCAGTACGTACATTTTCACTTATTCTCACCCAAATATTACCGTCATATCGGAACAACTGTTGTGGTAAATAATCTATTCTTAATACATACTGACCAACAGTTGGGTTCGGAGGGAAATCAATTGCAGATGTTACTGGTTCTCCGTTTGGAGCTTCACCTGTTCCAACTAAGTAACCATCTAAGTAACCAAATCCAGTTGGGCTTGAACGAACGATAAATCTAAATCTTGGGTCACAGTCTGCACGGAAATCCATATCAGGTGTTAACTGAGTTGTATCAAAATTAGGTTGAGTTGGATCTGCATCTGCGAATGCATATGTATTGTCTGATGTACCGAACGGCACTGACACAGGACCAAACGCCTTTACAGCAAGAACTATATCAGGCTCAACTGGCCCAGAACCAGTGTCAGTCATTTCAGGTGCAATCTCTGCTAATTCTAAACTCATTTGTATAAATGCCGTAATCGCATCATCAGCCCCTGTTTGTTCTTGTAATGACGCTAAGGCTGCAGCACTGATACGTATGATCGGACTAGGTGTAAAGCCTGAAGGTTGTATAATCTCAAGTGATCCTAATGCAAGCTCAGGATCACCATTTCTAATAATCAAACTGACTGGTGGTGCAGGCTGATCCGCTTCAGTTGGTAGTATGTAAAGCTGACTTCTATCGTAACCTGTTTTAGGTACTATGCGTTGTGCTTCTGCAATTGCAGCATCATTAATTTGTATATTCTTATTGTAACGACTTATAATATCTTTTAAGTTATCTGCAATGTCACGCTCCCAATATAGTTCATAATAGTTTGTATTTGTTACTGGAGTACCTGCAGGAGTTAATTGTTTAGTTACATAAGTTTTACCGTCTAATGTAACAGTTGTGCCAGTTGGGTATTCTTTTGTTTGTGACCATGCTACACCTTGACAAGGTATACCTGCAGGAACTTCTTTTACTGGAGTCCAATTTGTATCACCATATGTTACTACATAACCAGGAACATACGTTTTCGTCTTATCCCAATCACCTAAGTAATTTTCTTTGTTAATTGGTTGTTCTAAAATATCACTAAATTCTTGACTATCTACTAATGGCTCACACTTAATACGCCACAGGTGCGGATACCAAGTTTGACTAAATCCTTCGCTAGCATAGTTAGCGTCGGTTATTTGATAATATCTACGTAATCCTATAGGAATCGTTTCGTTAAGAGGATGATAGTCTGTTAAATGGGGAAGTTCTAGTACGTCCCCTACCATTAACTTTCGCCCTACTAAATCAATCATGTTGTTATAATGTACAGTTATGAATATAATATCATTGTTTAAGAATAGACCAAACTGACTGAGGTCAAAGTCAAGATTCTGTACATTGTAGTGCCCACGTATCCTGTAAATATCCGGGGCGTATTTTCTATCACGGTTTTCTAGGAATAATAAATCCTGAATATTTAATGGGTCTAAATTATTGTACTGCGGTTGAGTAAAATCGTTGCTTGGTCCTTGATCCGCAGGACCCAAATACTTGTGTATGTATAGGTCTGTGCCACCTACGGTGAACATTTCGTTAATAGTTCTATCCAAAAACTTGTAATCTTGAGTTTTTTCGGGACGGTATAGTGATAATCTAGGCATTTGTTATTCCGTTTATAATGTATTTAGTCATAAATCCGTTACTAATATGACAATTCCAAAAGGTTGCAATTAAATACGGGGTGTGTTATAATAGCATTTCATTAATAATAGGAGTAAGCATGTCACGCAAGTCTAAAAATAGCGATCATGTCATTAAAGCACTAAACCCAAAAGATGCAGATACAAAGTATACGGGAGACGAGCCTTTTTTCGCAATTCAGCCCGATCCAGAATTTCGCAATAGCGCACTAGCCCGAGCATTCAGTTGGTACACTAGGTTCTATGTACGCAAAGATGCTAAGGAACTAATGATTCAATATTTGGAACAGAATGACCGTAAAGCAGATGCAAAAGTTATGGCTAAAGCACCTGAAAGTGAAATTCTTACTACTTACGGTTGGCTTGCTAGGATGACACTACGTGGACTGCAATTGACAGATCATGAGGAACTTAGTTTGCAAAATGAAATTAGCAGACTGATTACCTGCGTACACAAGCCTGAAACTGTGTTTAAAAGTAATCTGACACCTCAGGAAGTAGAAGTAGAAAAAGAACCTGTGAATCGCCCCAACGTACAAGAAATTATGCGTGAAAAGGCACGTGAGGCAACAGGTGAAATCATTGGATTGTTTGACGATTTTATTCAGGCTGGGATGAAGGGCAGTTTGCCAGGCAAGCCCATTGACATTCTTGCAAAGCATAACATTCTCCCACAACACATCCCTATCATTCTAGATGTTTGGAAGAAAGAACTTAACGAGTGGTATGAAGTACAAGAAGGCAAAGACCCACAACTAGTTGAGGGTTACAGCCAGTTCGGCAAAGTGCAAGTCAAAAATATGATTAAGACTATTGAGCAAGTTATTAGCGACCTCAATAGTTATATCAGCATTAAGAAAGCAAACAAGACTCCGCGCAAGCGTAAGCCAGTGCCAGTTGAAAAGATTGTATCAAAACTCAAGTACCTTAAAGAGTTTAAGGATCCAACTGCAAAACTTGATTTAATAAGTGTGCATCCGACTAAACTACATGGTGCAAGTGAAGCATGGGTTTATGATACTGCAAAGCGCAAACTGCATCACTATATTGCCGATCAATACAGTCAGACTTTCACTGTAAAGGGTAATACGATTATTGGTTTTGATACAGGCAAGAGTGAAATCAAAACATTGCGTAAGCCAGGCGAACAACTCAAAGAAATTATGGGTAGTAAGCCTGCAGCCCGTAAATATTTTGAGGGCATTAAAGCAACGGCGACTGCACCTAATGGTCGTTTTAATGAGAATATGATTATTCTAAAGGCATTCTAATGAACGAACGAATTAAAGAACTTGCCGAACAGGCTGGATACATGGAAGATGGCTTTGGCATCGGACACTGGGATATGCCCGAGTGTAAAAAATTCGCCGAGTTAATTATTAATGAATGTGTAGCCTGCTGCGGCTCACAAGCAGACATGCGAAACATTCGTAAGCGTTTTGGACTGCCTGTAGAAAGTAATATAAAATACTCATCACCTGATGCTATAGGACACTATTCGCAATACGGTAGAGAGTATAATATACCAAAGGAGTAAGTATGAGTGGACGGGGATTCATAGCAGAAGAAGCACCTCAAGCATGCCAGATGTGTGGTATTATTGCAGAGTGCAGACCATATGGACCTAAAGATGAACAAATTTGCTTTGGATGTGCGATGAAAGATCCGGACACTACTGAGCGTAAGATGGCAATATACCTTTTTGGAGAAGATGACGAATGAATATTGATTTAAACAAGTACAAAGATTTTGTAGAGGGAGTCACAAGTCAAGCTAGTGATGACCTTACTACATTTATGGACACATTAGATCGGCTAGATGCGAACTATGAAGTATTTGATGGTGAAATGAAGCATGGTCCTGATGTAAATTTACCATTGTTAATTACAGCATGTATGGGATTAGCAGCAGAATCAGGTGAATTTATTGAGATTCCTAAGAAGATTATATTTCAAGGTAAAGCACTTACTGATGAAAACGTGTTTCACATGAAACGAGAATTGGGTGATGTAATGTGGTACTGGATTAATGCTTGTAGAGCATTGAATTTAGATCCAAATGAAGTTATTGCAGAGAATGTAAAGAAACTAGAATCACGATACCCAGGTGGTAGCTTTAATCCATACCATAGTGAGAATCGTAAAGACGGCGATTTGTAATTAGGCCCTTCTCCAGATAAATACAACATCTGGAGAATTTTTATGGCTTCACCCTACAATTTACAAGAATTAAAAGACAATCTTTTTCGTGACCTAAGATATCGTTTGGGTGACGGTATAGTTGACGTAGAACTTGATCCTGAACATTATGAGGCTGCATATAGATATGCTATAAGAGTATATCGTCAACGTGCGCAGAATGCAACTATTGAGTCCTATACGTTATTTGAAATACATAAAAATCAGAATGTTTATACATTGCCTGAAGAATTCATCAATGTTAGACAACTATTCCGCAGAACAGTTGGGTTAGAAACTGGACCATCTTCAAGCAGTTTTGATCCATTCAGTAGCGCAATTCTTAACACTTATCTATTAAACTATAACTATGCTGGTGGGCTAGCTACCTATGATTTCTATGCTGGTTACATTGAATTAGCAGCACGTATGTTTGGTGGATATGTTATCTTTACTTTCAACCCAGTAACTAAAGAATTACGTATTGTTCGTGATCCAAAAGGATCCGGCGAAAGAGTACTAATTTGGGCAGACATACAAAGACCTGAACTAGAACTATTACAAGACCCTGGTGCAGGTGTTTGGATCGGAGATTGGACACTTGCACAGTTAAAGAGTATTTTAGGTGAAGCACGTGAAAAGTTCGCTAGTATAGCTGGTCCAGCAGGTGGCACAACATTAAATGGTACAGCACTAAAAGCAGAAGCAAAAGCATCAATGGATCAACTTATTGAAGATTTACGTAGATATGTTGATTACAGTCAACCATTAACTTGGATACAAGGTTAACCTTTATCTTATGAATCTGTTCTTTTTTGTAATATAATTGACATGTTACAGGGAGATAAAATGCTAGTTAGCGTAACCGGATTTATTGGATCAGGCAAAGATACTATTGCCGACTATCTTATTACAGAATATGGATTTAAAAAAGAAAGCTGGGCCGGAAGTCTCAAAGACGCTGTAGCCCATATTTTTGGTTGGGAACGTGACCTACTTGAGGGCACTACAAAATATAGTCGTGAATGGCGTGAGCAAATAGATCCATGGTGGAGTGAAAGATTAAAAATAGATAAGTTTAGCCCACGTTGGGCGTTACAGCAGTGGGGAACTGAGGTTGGGCGTCAAAGCTTCCACAACGATATTTGGATAGCTAGTTTAGAAAACAAATTGCTTAAATCCAAAGATGATATAGTGATTACAGACACTAGATTTCCAAACGAACTTGAGGCTATACAAAGATTAGGTGGAATAACAATAAGAGTTCATCGTGGTCCTAAACCTGACTGGTATGATGATGCTATCTCAGTTAATAGAGGCCCTAAACATATTGGATGGTCACTATCTAAGGATAGACTTTCTAAGTTGGGTATTCATCCTAGCGAATATAGTAGTGTAGGATTGAAATTTGATCACGAAATACATAACGATAGCACAATAGATGATTTGTTCAGTTGTGTGAAACATATACTAGAATTAGATTAATCAACCTCTAGATCTCCGCGTTTCCAAATAGTCTCTCTGCGCTTTACGATTTCTACACAATTCAAACAGACTGTACGTAAATTAAACAGATCAATGTTGTTTAGATTACCGTCAACGTGAAACACTAGTAGTTGACTCTCATATTGCTTTTTAAATCCACATATATCACATGTGGATTTTTTCTTATACCCTGCTAGTTTCCATTTAGGTTGCTGCGGGGCTAATTTCTTGTTTTTTCGCCTACACTCCTCGCACTTACTCCTATAGTGTCTGACCCCGTCCCTATAGTAGTTAGCTGCACAGTGATTCTTATTACAAACACTACAAATTGGTCTTTTCATACCAATATTTAGCGTAACTCTTCCCGAAGAGTTCATAGAACCGTATTTTCTCAAATTATTAATAAATATAATTATACTAGGGAGTTAACCCTCAAAATCATAACATATAAGGAAATATAAAATGGCTCTAACATCACCAGGCGTAGAAGTAACAATAATTGACGAAAGCAACTACGCACCAGCCCAAACTAATTCAGTTCCATTTGTGCTTATAGCTACAGCACAAAACAAATCAAATGCTGCAGGTACTTCAGTCGCACCAGGTACTATTGCTGCTAATGCTAACAAGGTTTATAAAGTAACAAGTCAGCGTGATTTAGTTTCACTCTATGGAAATCCATTCTTTTACAAGACAACAAATGGTACCCCAATTCAAGGGTATGAACTTAATGAGTATGGACTTCTCGCAGCTTACTCTACATTAGGCGTAACTAATGGAATTTGGGTGTTACGTGCTGATATTGATTTAGCTAGTTTAGTAGGTACACTAACACGTCCTAGAGGCAATCCAGTAGACGGAACTTATTGGTTAGATACTACAACTACTAATTGGGGTCTTTACGAATTTAATAAAACAACAGGCAAATTCACACAGCAGACTCCAATTGTTATTGTAAACTCAAGTGACTTAGCTGGTGGATATCCATTACAAAGCATCGGTAATATAGGAAGCTATGCAGTGAATGCAATACAACCTGCAACAATTGATCCATATACACAAAGTGCTTTTTTCTATAAAAATCAATTTAACACATGGGTAAAATTAGGCACAACTGAATGGTCATCTTCTGTTCCAGCTGTGATAGGAACAGTTTCTAATCCAATATTAAATGCAGGAGATACTTTTACAATTTCAGTAATAGGACCCAAAATAAATTATAACTTTGTTGTAAGTGTGCCTGCAGCACCTAACAACACTGTAGCTGGTGTAGCAGAAGTGATTAATAGTTACGATTTAGGAGATATTACAGCTAATGTAGTAAATGGTAGATTAAATGTTTATTACGGTCCTCAAATAGAAAACCCGATTGATAAAAGTTCACTTGTATCTTATCTGTCATTTAGTTCGTCTACAACTGTATTAAACGATATTGGTATATCAAGTACAAGTAAATACTATCCGCCAGAAATGGTTTATGGCACATCGTCACAAATGCCATTATGGACTTCAGGACAAAACACCCCTCATCCTACTGGAAGTATTTGGTTAAAAACTTCTATTGCAGGAAACGGAATGAATGTAATTATGCAAGAGTTTGTAACAACAGCCTCTGCATTTGTTCAAAGACCAGTTGGAATTTATTCTAATCTAAGTGAAGCAACTTTCTTAATTACAGGTACTGCAGGCGGGCAAAATATACCGGCAGGTACATTGATTGGTATATTTGACGCATTAGCTCCTACTATATGTAATAATCTTTATTATTTTGAAAGATTAGCAACTGGGCCTACAGTAGTAACTGGTACAGTTCAAAATCCTTCATTGCCAAACAGCGGAGTTATAGGTGTAGTATTGCCGGCTAATTTAAGCAGTATATATACAGTAACTTTACCTAGTGCAGGTACAGTTAGTTCTGCTGAATTTGTAATTGCATGGCAAAATGCAAATATACCTAATACTACAGCATCAGTTACTACTGACGGTGCAATACAAATTACCAGTACAATAGGTGGAGAAATAGTTTTAGCAAATGGTCCAGGGTTCCCAACTTTATTGGATCAAGCAGGACTTTCATATGCAACTAATTCAAGCATAACACCATATTTCAGAGTTGATACAAATGCTATAAATACACCTCAATATAGTACGACTGGTGCAGGTACTGGATGTACTGTAAACGTTACTATAAGTGGTGATTCGTATATACCATATGGTATTGGATCAGGTGGTTCTTCATATAATGTAGGTGATTTTATAACTATTGACGGAGCTTCGTTAGAAGGCATAAGTGTTACAAATAATTTAGTTGTTAAAGTAATGTCTGTAAGCTCAGGAGCAGTTACATCAGTTGCTTATGTTTCTGGATCTGCAGCACCAATCTACTTTAATTTCTTGTCAAATTGGAGAAAAATTGATTATACTGCTAACGAGGGCGCACCATTTACAAATCCTGTTAATAATACCAACTGGTTCTATAGTTCTATAGATCAAGTAGACATTATGGTTAAAGAAGGCGGTGCTTGGAAAGGTTACAGAAATGTAAATTATGATTCATCTGGTAATCCAATCACTACAGGTTCTAATACTACTGATCCTAATGGACCAATTATAAGTGCTACAGCACCTACTACACAAACTGACGGTACTGCATTAGCTTACGGTGATTTATGGGTAGACAGTAGCGATTTAGAGAATTATCCTGTTATAAGTCGTTGGCAAAATGCAGATGGTATTGATCAATGGATATTAATTGATAATACTGATCAAACATCAGGAGATGGTATCGTATTTGTTGATGCACGTTGGGCAGGTAATGGAAGCACTGATCCTATTAGTGATCCGATTCCAACTATAGTAAGTTTATTAACTTCAAATTACCTTGACTTAGATGCACCTAACCCAGATTTATACCCTCAAGGAATGTTGTTATTCAACACACGCCGTTCTGGATATAACATTAAGCAATTTAGATCAAATTATTTTAATGGTCAAACATTTGGTGAGGTAACATTACCAGTTGTTAAAAATGCATGGGTATCAACAAGTGGTCTAAAGAATGATGGTAGCCCATACATGGGAAGAAAAGCTCAAAGAGCAATGGTAGTACAAGCATTAACTGCTTCTATCTCAACAAATCAAACAATACGTGAAGAAGATAACTTCTTTAACTTAATGGCTACCCCAAATTATCCTGAACTACAACCTCAAATGGTAGCACTTAATAATGAGCGTGGTAATACAGCTTATATACTAGGTGATACTCCAATGAGATTAAGTGATCAGGCAACTGATATTGAAGCTTGGGCTAAAAATACTGCAGGTGCAGCAAGCACAGGTGAAGATGGATGTGTAACACGTGATACTTATTTAGGATTGTTCTACCCAAGTGGTTTAAGCACAGACCTAACTGGTACACCAGTAGCTGTCCCACCAAGTCACATGATGTTAAGAACATTCTTACGTAATGACACTATCGCTTATCCTTGGTTAGCTCCAGCTGGTACTCGCCGTGGCACGATTGATAATGCTACAAGCATTGGTTATGTTGATGCTGATACAGGAGAGTTCCAAGTTATTAAGAATCGTGTAGGTATACGTGACGTTTTATACAGTAACTTTATTAATCCACTTGCATTCTTTACGAGTGTTGGATTATTAAACTATGGTAACAAAAATTCATTTGACAGTCAGTCTGCACTTGATAGAATCAATGTTGCTAGACTTGTAAACTATATTCGTGAGAAGTTAACAGTGTTAGCTCGTCCTTTCGTGTTTGAACCAAATGACGCATTAACAAGAAGTCAGATAACAAGTGTTGTTCAAACATTGTTTGTAGACTTAGTTGCAAAGCGCGGTATATATGATTACCTAGTTGTCTGTGATGGCACAAATAATACTCCTGCACGAATTGATCAAAATCAATTATGGATTGATATTGCAATTGAGCCTGTTAAGGCAGCTGAGTTTATTTACATACCTGTTAGAATTATGAACACAGGTGAAATAGCAGAACGCGGTTCAGCGATATTCGGTTAAACTTGAGCGTTTTTTAAGATAAATATATTAAGGAGATACACAAATGGCAACAGCATCACAATCATTGTTCAATATGTCTGTAGGGCAAGACAATACGCCCAGCACAGCAGCACTGTTGATGCCAAAATTACAGTACAGATTTAGAGCTTTATTTTTAAACTTTGGTGTGGGCGGTTCTACTCAAGAATTAACCAGACAGGTTATAGACGTTTCAAGACCTCAAGTAAGTTTTTCAGAGATCCCAATTGACATCTATAACTCTAAACTGTATTTGGCAGGAAAGCATGAGTGGCAGATGACCACAATTAATTTACGTGACGATGCCACTGGCAGTGTTGCTAGATTAGTTGGTCAACAAATACAAAAGCAAATGGATTTTGTTGAACAAGCCAGTGCAGCAACAGGTCAGGATTATAAATTCCAAATTAACTATGAAGTTCTAGACGGTGGTAACGGCACAGCTACACCAACTGTATTAGAAACATGGGAAATGTACGGTTGTTTTATACAAAACGTAAACTACAATACACTAAATTACGGTTCAAATGAACCAGCGACTATCGCACTTTCAATACGATTTGATAATGCAATTCAAAGTCCTCTTGGTTCTGGTATTGGTGTTTCAGTTGGTCGTGCGTTAGGTGGAACAACTATAACAGGTATTGGTACCTAATAGTTAGATGGCAGGATTCATTGACAATCTATTAGGTGAGAATCTCGGACAAGGTGTTCTAGGCGGTTTATTCGGCACAGAATATCTCCGAGATTTCCAACATGCTAGTAGGGTTTTTCGTAGCGATAGCTATTCTTACAGTCCAAAGTTTAAGTTTCTATTTCATGTAACATTTGAAATTAACACTGAATTGGTAGGTATCACAAGATTTTTCCCTCAAGGTTCAAACACACATTTTGGCCTAGCAGTTAAAACGGTACAATTGCCTACATACACCTTTGATACAACCACATTGAATCAATACAATAGAAAACGTGTTGTTCAAACTAAAGTCAAGTATGACGATATTAATTTAACGTTCCACGATGATAATGCTAATTTAATTCGTAATTTATGGTATGCATATTTTACATACTATTATAAAGATTCAACTCAAAATGCTGCACAAACACAGGGCGTCACACCCAATGACACATTGACTCCAAACTTTGTAAATCAATTTGCTACTAGTAGTAATGTATTTGATTATAATAGAAGAAATACATACGATAATTCAATATACGGCGATGATGAGTGGGGTTATATTGGACAAAGTACTAAAGATCAATTAACTGCATTAGCAAATACATTAGGTGTAAGCAAAGCTCCGTTCTTTAAAGCTATTAATGTGTATGGATTCAATCAACATAATTTCGTACAATATAGACTTGTAAATCCAATGATAACTTCATTCAAACATGATACATATGACTATTCTTCTGGTAACGGAACTATGGAACATACAATGTCAATTGCTTACGAGGGTGTAAATTATTTTGAAGGGGCTATAGACGGTAGTGCAATTATGAGTAATGGCACAACACCTAAGGCTAAACCTGTTGTTGGTGATTTTGGCATGGATCTATATGATACTGTTTTGAGTCCTATAGCAAGACCTGGCGCCAATCAAACAATATTAGGACAAGGTGGATTAGTTAATGCTGCAGGTGGTGTATTAGGTGGGTTAGGTAGTAGAGATATTTTAGGATCAGTACTAACTGCAGGTAGAGCATACAATACCTTTAAAGGAGCAGATTTAGGTAGATTAGCAACAAGTGAATTTAAAACAGGTGCTATCAATTCTGTTCAGGGCACACCAAATAGAAATACATTGTTCAGTTTCCCTTCATTCAATAGATAATTATGCCTACAACTGATTTAACAAGCCAACTTGACAACACAGTTAAAGTCTTTGATAGATTTTATTCTGCTGATGTAACCGTAAACGCAACTGAATTTGATGTGGTTTATAGTTATTTTAAAAGTGTATGTCAGAGTGAAAACACAGCAAAGAATTTCACAGCTATCTTGTTTAGGATTTCAGCCTACACAGGCGAATCTATAATGACACTATTAGAGTTTGTGCAAGGCAAACGTGGACTACAATTAAACGCTACAATGGCGTACTATCTTAATAGTTTAAAATCAAAGACAACACTATACGGTGTTGCAAACTTACCAGTTCCTAATCAAAATATTCAACGCAATATTGTAATATAAAATGTCTAAGTGGGCCCAAGGAATATACGAGGTAAAAAACACTGACAAATATGTTGGTAATAAAAAACCAAAATACAGATCAGGTTGGGAGCTGACATTTATGATGTTTTGTGACAATAACAACAGTGTCATAAAATGGGCAAGTGAATCAATAAGAATCCCCTATCGTAATCCACTTACTGGCAAACAAACAATTTATGTGCCTGACTTCTTCATATTATATGAAAACAAGTTTGGGCAAAAACACGCTGAAGTTGTAGAGATAAAACCTAAGAAACAAAGCTTAATTGAAAGCAGGACTGCAAGTGCTAGAGACCGTGCTACGGTTGCAGTTAATCATGCAAAGTGGCAAGCAGCCAATGCGTACTGTAAGTCGCAAGGCCTAACATTTAGAGTAATAACGGAAGATGATTTGTTCAGAAACGGCAAGAAATAACCTATTTTATAATGGTATGAAAACTTAATAAATACTACTATTATAAGATAGAGTATGACTAAAAAATTAAGCGAATTATTTGACCTCCCCTTAGACGAAGATCAATCTCAAGTTGAAGAACTGACTTTTCCTGTTCCTGAAGAAATAACAACACAAGCCTACAATAATCTAGAAAAGATAGAAAACGCACTCCCACAAGTCCGTGGATTAGAAGCAACTGATAGTGAGATGGATGAATTAGCTGACTTAGCAAAAGACAGCTATACAGATTTAATGGAACTGGGTATGCAAGTAGATAGTAGATTTGCAGCAGAGATATTCAGTACTGCGGGTACTATGTTAGGTCATGCGATTACTGCAAAAACAGCTAAAGTAAATAAGAAGATCAAAATGATTGAACTTCAGCTAAAAAAAGCAGCACTAGACGCTAAACTTAACGAAAAAACTAAGGAAATTGAGAATATACCTCAGGGCAATGGATCTACGTTACTAGATCGTAACGAATTACTCAAATCCTTAATCGCAAGTAAAAACGGAAATAATGATAAATAATACTATAGGAATTGAACCATGAAAACCTTTCGCCAATATTTAGTAGAGAGTGTACGTACATATCGTTACACATTGAAAATCGCAGGAGATGTAGACAGTAAGTTTTTAGACTTATTGCGCATGAACCTCAAGAAGTTTGACCCTGTCAAGATTGAGGATGCTAAGACTACCCCAATTCAAAAAGATCCATATGGATTCCCTGACGTACATAACGAATCAGTAACTATCATTAAATGTGAGTTTAAGTATCCAGCAACAGAACCTATGATTCAGCAGATGGTTCAATTAATGGGTAAAAATGTTAATCAAGTAAGATTAATTACTACAGAATATAATGATAGTATCAATCATGAAATAGAACAGTATGCAAATGAAGCTACTCATAGCCCATTACTACTGCATACAGAATTAGAAGATAACGGCAAAGAAGCAAGCAAAGATTATGCTAATCAGTATCTAGATAAAGTTGTACCTAAGAAGCCGACATTTGACTATCAATATAGTGCAGGTAAAACAACTCCTGCCCCTAATAAAACTAAAGAAGGTATTCAGACAAAGAGTCCAATGACTCAAGTAACTAGAGCACCTAAGCCAAAAACAGGAGCTAGTTTTAACAAATGATAGATTTTACAACAAGTCAATTGACATGGATAGTTGTAGGCGCATGTAGCTTAGGTGGTGGCGGCTATTTAACAATTACCTCTACCGTAGGTGAATTAGATAAAAAAATTGAAGTCTCTAATGCCAGAGCAGAATCAATGAATGAAAAACTAAGTTTATTACAAACGCAATTAGATAGAATAGAAAACAAGATTGATTCAGGTAGAAAATGAAATCAAAAGATATTACCAACAAGATCACTGAATGGAGAGACCCTAGTGACATGATGAACAGGGGAAGGTCTGGACCTGAAATGGGACCTGAACGTGGTTTCGGTGGTGGCGGTGGTGGCCCAAATCCTTTTGGTGGCTGGTTCACCAGAACTAAGCCAAATCAACCAACACAACCCTCTACAACACCTCAATCAGGAAGAGAGTTAGCACCTGAATTATTACGTACACCTGCACAAGTAAAACCTAGTAAATCAAGAGGTCCTGAAGAGCCTATAGTAAAACGTGATGCACCTGAATTAACTGCTCAACAAAGAAGTTATAAAGAACTTGATCGTCCTGCTGTTCAAAGAAAAGCAGAAGCAGATAAGGCTGCAAAAGATGCGGCAGCTGCAGATAAAAGTTCTCAGCCAAGATATACAAGAGATCCAAAAACAGGCGAGCCAATTCCTGCCAATATTCAAGCACAACTGCAACAAAAATTATTAGGTAAAGGTTTTAAAGAACCTGCGCCAGGAACAGTAAGTAATTTTAAACCTAGAGGTGCAAATAAAAAAGCCGAACAACCAGTTGCTAGTAAATCAACAGAAAAATCAGCCGAACAACCAGCTACTAGCAAATCAACAGACCAACCAGCAGTACAAACACCTACTGCTAATAAAACATTAGATGGCAAAGAAATTAGACCTGGGTTTAACTTTAATAATAAAACTGGAAAATGGGAACCTTCTAAAACCTCTGATGGTGGCGTGTTGCCTTCCGCAAGAAATACTCCTATAAAACCAGAAAAATCTGATATAAAATCAGCCTTAGCTAGCACTGGATTACATGCTGCATTGCTTTACGCTTTATCAAACATGGATTCGGATGAAAAGAAATCAGGAGCAGAACAATCAAAATCAGCACAACAAGGTGACGCTGATAAACCCTTAACAGTAAATTTGATAGATCCGGGATCGCAAACAGCATCGGATGCAGCAGCAACAACTAGTCCTAGTACTGCAGCTACAACATCAGCAGATACATCAGCTCCTAGTTCTAATGCGATAACCGCAACAGTTGATGATGGTGGAGAAAAATCATTGCCACCGATTGTTGTTACAGCTAAACCTGAAAAAACCCCTAAAAAAGAACAACCAGTTGTCAAATCAGAGCCGACTAAAAAAGCAGAAGAACCTAAAGCCGATCAAGTTATGACTACAACTAAACCTTCTTCATGGGAGACACCAACAGATAAAGATCCTGAAAGTGCTGAAGCAGACAAAGTAGATGATAAAGAAACTACTCAAACAACACCCGCTGTTACAAAACCAGCAGAAAAACCAGAAAGTGAAGATGACATATTAAAAAGATTATTAAAACTTTTTGATAGACCCTCTGAAGAACCAAAACCTGAAACTAAAGCTGAACCTAAAGCTGAACCTAAACCAGAGCCAAAACAAGAACCAAACGTTGAAAAGGGCGAACCTAAACCAGAACCTACAACTGAACCGAAGGACGGCAAAGGTAAGGCTGATGCTGAAAAAGGTGATTCTGATAAAAAGGGTGATGAAAAAGAAGCTTATCCAAAATTTAAAAAGGATGAGAAAAATGAATTACCTAAGGACACAGAGAAAAAGGGTTCAGATACTACAACAAGAAAAACAGATAGTGCTGTTGATATAGGTCCAGCGACAACAGGTAGAGATAATGCGATAAATTGGGCTCCTCCTCCAGAAGAAAGAAAGTATGAGCCTGACGATAGAGCTACAAGATTACGTGATCAATTACGTCAGCGTTCAAAAAGAGGCGCAAGTGATGCTGATCTAGAAAATATACCAAGAATGGAACCAGTTAGAGAATCACTGGAACACATTTTAGGATTATCAAATATAACCAAGAAAGAAATTGTGGAGTCAACTATGAATTTAGACATGAGAAAAATGCTAGAGTTAATGACTGAGGCATCAAAAATGGCCGATATTAAAGGCAAGAAGCATACTGGTAAGTATGGTAAAGAATACGACACTGATGAAGAAGGTGACGAGAAAACTAAAGCCAAAGCTGAACCAGCAGAGAAAAAAGGCCGTGGTCGTCCTAAGAAAGACTCCAACGTAGAAGCTGGTAAATACAAAGGTGCAGATGATGCAGCTAAGCATGTTATTGGCGGTAGTGCACCTAAAGGTAAGTCAAAATTACCTAGCAAAAAGCATACACTAAAAGATTGGTTTGAGAGTACTGAAGAAGCAATTGTAGAAGGTGCTAAAGTTGACCGTATGGTAAAACATATTGAAAAAAGTGAACGCGGTTTAGGTAAAAGTAAAAAAGAAGCCGAAAACATTGCTTGGGCAACTGCTAACAAGCGTGGTTACTTAGACAACAAGAACAAGAAAAAAGTTAAAGAAGGTGAGAAATTTACTTCTAACGGAAAAAGAGTAAGCAAGGATCAATACGATACGCTTATGAAGGCTGCAGGTAAGCAACCTAGTCCTGAAAAAGTTAAAGAAGAATTAAAAGGCGGTCAAAAGAATTTAGATAAGAACAGTAACGGTAAGTTAGATTCAGAGGATTTTAAAATGCTAAGATCAGGTAAAAAGAAGGTAAAAGAAGGTGTTAATTTCGCAGAGATGATGAAAGAGACACAAATGACAATAGAAGAAATGCTAGAAGGACTACAGCAAGAAATCGCTGAATTTAAGGCTACTGGTCACATGGGTGAAAAGTTGCGTGATGCGTTAGACATACATCGTCACAGCAATAAAGACAAACTAATGGGCGAAATGTCTATGATGAGTCAACCAGTTGTGGAACAACCAGTGGAAGAAAGTCCATTCACATATGCAGCTAGAGAAGCTAAAAAAGACGGTGAATCTAGTTTTAAATTAGGTGGTGAAACTTTCCCAGTTAAAGAATCTGCAGTGGAAGAAAGTGGCCTACAGGCATACTTAGGAAATAAAAAGTATGGTAAAGAAGGCATGGATGCATTACGTAAGGCAGGACGTGAGGGTGCAAGTAAAGAAAAGATGGCTTCTATTCGTGCTAAACATGACAAGATGGATGAAGATGGTCCAGGCTCAGCACAGTTATACGGTGATGGTGATAGCGATTTTGACCCAGTTAATTCACTTAAAAAATTAGCAAACAAAGGCATTGATGCGTGGAATGATCGTGAGCAATCTAAAAAAGATAGATGGGATTCAATCAAATGGCCTGATGGTTCAGGTGGTAGACCGGGAAGTGGTGGTTATAATCCATCAACCATACCTAGATTTGATACTAAACCTGAAGGGGCGAAAGGTAAAATGCAACCGATGCCCATTATGGCGCCATCCGAATTTAGTGACATACCAAAGGTCGTTGCGCCTGATATTTTTGATCGTGAAAAGCCATATAGAGATCCAAAAACGGGTAGAATGGTTACTCCACCAAAAGGATTAAGCATTAGCGAACCATATGGAAAAGAAGCGATGAAAAAATCAGTAAAGGAAAGTTTAGAATTCAACCTTTGGGACAGTCAACTTGAGAAAATGTTAAATGAAAGTTTAACTGTAACTACAACTCAGGGTGATCATGGTCAAGATGACAGCGTAAGCATTACAGCTAGTGGTGAAAAAGCTACTGAAATTATGGCATTATTAAGAAATGCAGGTATGGATTCAATGTCACCGGAAGTCGCACCTGAAGTATCTGTTGCAGAGCCAGAGCAAATGTTATCTGCTTATGGAGTGCCAATGTCAAATGATTCAGCAGAATCTAGTTCAGGCAATGACGATATTATGGCATTAATGCAAAAGCTATCAGGTCTAACGATGGGTGATATGGATGATTCAGCCGAAGTGCATGTAATTGACACAGACATGGGTCCTGATCATGATGAGGAAGAATCAGATTCAGAACATGACGAAGAAGATTCTGCAGATTACAAAGACGAAGAAGGAAACGAAGATGAAGGTGAGGAAGAGGACAATTCTGAAGAAGATTCTGATGAAGAAGATAGTGATGACGAGGAAGAAAAAGTAGATGAAGCCTATGGTCAAGCAGACGAGGGTAATGCATTTACAGGTAAACTAGCTCATACTCAGAAAGGTGATGATTTTGAACTTGACGGTAAAAAGTACAAAGACACAAGTAGCTTAGAAGAAGGTGAAGATATGTGTCAAGAGTGCGGTATGTCTGAAAGCGAATGCAGTCATAACAGAATGGATGAAGCAGATAGCCCATTTCAAAATGAGAACCTAGAAAGCGCACGTCCTATTGAAGAAGAACTAGCAAATGGAGCAGATGACACTACTATGCAAGATATTAAGTTTCTTATCAAAACTTTAGCAGGTGGTCTGAACAAAGAAAAACGTGATCAGACAACATTACCCTACACTGCAGTCAAAGTAAATGAGAGTAAAGAAATGATCAATGAATGGAAGAAATTAAGTGGTATAAAATAATAAAACCACACTTATATAGCCCGTCTTAGACGGGCTTTTTTTGGGCAGAAGCTTTGTAAAATTACGATAAATACACTATAAAGGTAGAAATTTAAAATGGCTCAAGAAACTATAGACTTCGGTGCATACCCCAACGACCCAGATTCGGATGCTATACGTGTAGCGTTCCAAAAAACACAGAATAATTTTAATGAATTGTTTTCAATTCAGTATCAAACTGGTGTTTCTCAGATAATAGAGGGTGCTGGAATTTCTGTAAATCAAAATACAGGAAATGTAACTGTTACAAATAGGATTGCCAATATTACTATACAGACAGACGCAAATTTACGTATAGGTGTCACTACAGCAACAAGTAATACAGCAACTATAAACTCAGGAACTACCCCATTTGTTCTTAATTTGTCTAACTCAATTAGTACTGGTAATATAACTACTACAGGATCTATACGAGGTGTTATTGCAGCTACTTCTAACAGTCAACCCAACATAACTACAGTAGGAAATTTAGCTAACTTGTCAGTTGTGGGCACTATTAGATCAAATAGCTTTGTTAGTAACAACGTAGACGCATTAAACTTTAGTGCTACGTATATGGCGTCACCAGGCAGCAATAATCAAATTTTATTAAATAATTTAGGTAATATTGATGCAACGTCTAATTTAACATTTACTGGAAACTTACTGACAGTTACAGGAGCAATTTCTGCAACTGGTAATATAACTGGACAAAATTTTATAAACAGTGGAAATATAAGTACAGTTGGTAACATATCCTGTAATGCAAATATAACTGCAAGTGCAAGTATAAGTGCTACAGGAAATATAACTGCAAACAATTTTTTTGGTAGATTAGCTAATGGAACTTCTAATATAAGAATTCCTAGTGCTAATGGAAATATTAATCTTAGTGCTGCAGGCAACGCAAATATATTAGTAATATCAGGATTAGGTTCTAACGTCAATGGATTTTTGGATGTAACAGGTAATGCAGATGTAGGAAATTTAAATACTGCTATCATATCAGCAACCGGTAATGCAAACGTAGGGAATTTATTTGCTACACAAGCAGTTAGTGCTACAGGCAATATTACAGGTAGTAATTTTTTAACAGGTGGACTAATTAGCGCAACCGGTAATATAACAGCAAATAATATTACTATAGGAAATACAGTAAGTGTAATTGGTAATGTTTTAGGAACTAATATTACAACTACGGGTAATGTAAGTGCAACTGGTACAATTATTTCAAATTCTAGTTTTGCCACAACTGGTGTAATAAGTGCAGGTGGAAATATCATAGCTAACAATATTAATACAACTATAGTAAGTGCGTCTGGCAATGTACAAGCATTGAATTTACGAACCATAGGTCTTATCAGCGCAACAGGTAATTTAACTGCAAGCACTGCGAATTTAGGAAACTCAGTTACAGCAAACTTTTTTATAGGTAGTGGTAATAATCTAAGCAACATCCAAGGCTCTAATATATTAGGTAATGTTGTAGCAGCAAATGTAAGTTACTTTGCAAATATAACAACTACAGCGAATGCTAATGTAGTAACGTTCGTACCATTTGTTAATTCAACAAGTGGAAATGCTAATCTAGTTGCTGACAGTGTACTAACATACAATGCAAGTTCTAAAGTTCTTGGTGCTGGTGCATTAAGTATAACAGGAAATATTGTTGCTAATAACGTTAATGTAGGAACTGGTATTTTAACAGGCAGAACACTAACAACAGGGGCAAACACTACGCAAGGTAACATTACAGGTAATTGGATATTAACAGCAGGTTCACTTTTACAATCTACATACGCTGACTTAGCAGAATATTACGCAGCAGATAGTGATATAGAGCCTGGTACTATAGTAGAATTTGGAGGTGTTGCAGAAATAACAATTTGTAATAACGAGTTGAGTCCTAAGGTAGCAGGTGTAGTTTCAACTAATCCAGCGTATGTTATGAACAGTATGATAGAAACAGAATACCCTGTAATGGTAGCACTACAAGGAAGAGTACCAGTCAAAGTTACAGGATCAATAAGTAAAGGTGATTTATTAGTGAGTGCTGGAAATGGGTTAGCTAAATCGTATAGCCAACCTCCAATAGGAACTGTTTTAGGAAAAGCATTACAGGATTTTGAAGGTGTAGAAGGTACGATAGAAATTGCAGTAGGAAGACTATAAGGAAATAAAAATGATAACAGTAGAACTTTTAAAACAAATTTGTCCAAAAACAAAAGAAGCAGTATTAAAAAAATATGCACTTTCATTACATGAAACTGCAGAGTACTATGATATGTACGTCAACAAAAAACGTGCTGCGGCCTTTTTAGCACAAATAGCACATGAAAGCGGTGGTTTTAATTTTGTCAAAGAAAATTTAAATTACAGTGCCAAAGGCTTGATGGGAACATTTAAAAAATATTTCCCTAATGAAGCAATAGCTAAGCAATATGAGAGACAACCTGAAAAGATTGCTAATCGTGTTTACGCTAACCGCATGAGTAACGGTGATGAAGCAAGCGGTGATGGTTATAAGTTTTGTGGACGTGGATTAATTCAATTGACAGGTCGTGCTAACTATACAAAATTCTCACAAGATTTGGGTATAAGTCTAGATGAAACTGTAAAATATCTTGAAACACCTGAAGGCGCAGTTAGTAGTGCAGGTTGGTTTTGGGATCAAAACAATTTAAATCAATGGTGTGATAAAGATGATTTTGTCACATTAACAAAACGCATTAATGGCGGAACAATTGGTTTAGAAGATCGTAAGCATCATTATGAAATTGCGTTAAAAGCTTTAGGATAACATGGCACAACCTATTTGGGAAACCCCTGCAGGATCTTTAGGTGACTATTCATCTACTTTGCCCTTCAATGTGCCAGTAAGGGCCGTTCCGGTAGAGCCTGCGTTATTTTTAACCTACACTGTGTTGAACGGTAAGTTACCGGATGGATTTATAATTACATCAGTTAATAATTCATGTATTATAAGTGGTCTCCCTAAAGGAGAAAATAAAAATACTACATACACTTTTACATTACGTGTAAATGATGAAATAGGAAATATTGCAGACAGAACTTTTTCTATTGATTTACTCACAGCGGGTTTTCCTAAATTACTAGTAAGTTCTGGTAATTTACTAACTGTGTTTGACAGCGAGTTTGTAAATTATCAAATAGAATATTCAACACCTGTTGCATCTGATACATTAAAATTTTTTATAGCGTCCGGTGATTTACCAGAAGGGTTATTTTTAAATGAAGATACCGGAGTTATATCAGGGTATCCAGTTCCGCCAGTGGCAATAAATGGCAGCCCAACAAGTAAAAGAAGTGATTTTACTATAACATTATCTAGTGTTTTGGGAAGCGTTTCTGCGTCATATAGTATAACAGTTAAAAATGTGCAATTAGTTAATCCAACAGTTAGTCCTAGACCACCTGTAATATTAAATTATTTTCCTAGAAGATTGCCGATACTTGAAACTGATCCTTTTTACGAATATTATTTAGTGGATGGAAATACTATTCCAGTCACTAAAAGTGGTGATTTTTTCTCATTTAAAATAATTGGTTATGATTTTGATGGTGGTAGAGTAACTTATGACTTTTCTAGTTTGCCTCCTGGATTGACGGGAGACCCTAACAGTGGATGGATAACAGGAACTGTAAATATTGCTACAGGTTTAAGTCAGTATATTTTTACAGTTTTTGTAACTAAACCAAACGGTCTTTATAGTAATAAATATGAATTTAAAATAACTGTCTCTAACGAAATAGTTAATGACATAGTTTGGCAAACTAATTCATATTTAGGCACAATATATAATAATACAGTAAGCACTTATAAGATAGAAGCAAGTTCAGAACAAAATTTAACTTATAGGCTTATTGAAGGTGATCTACCGGCGCAACTTACATTAGATACAAATGGTGAATTAATAGGTCAAACATCTTACCAGCCTACGAGAGAACTATTACCGCAGTTTAGTACATCAACCTTTACATTTACTGTAGAGGCAGTTTCTTTAGAATATCCTTTAGTAAAAAGCACAAAAACTTTCACGTTAGATGTTTATCAATATTATGAATTAGTGACAGAAAATGTCTATCTTAAGGCATCACCTTCGTTAGCACAAAGATCAATAATAAACAATTTATTGAATAACACAGCGTTAATACCTACTGATTTTTTGTATAGACCAAACGATTATAATTTTGGAAAAGCAAAAGATGTTTCTTTTGTTCATGCTTATGGGATAGACGCTAGTAGTGTGCCAAATTACATTGAAGCAATGAAGAAAAATCACTATTGGAGAAATCTAGTACTAGGGGAGTTAAAAACTGCTATCGCAAGAGATGATAATGGTGACATAGTTTACGAAGTGGTATATAGTCAAATTATTGATGATTTAATTAATGAAAAAGGTCAAAGTGTATCGTCACAAATAACTTGGCCTACTTATGTAAGTTTAGAATTAGGACCATATTTAACTAGTGAAGATTTTCTATATACTAGCTTTGCGAACGTACAAAATAATTCATTTTATACCAGCTTGACACCCGGTTCAACAAATACATTTTATCCTGCAAGTTTGGATAATATGTCAACCCAACTAGGTAGCGTATTAGGAAAAAATCGTACTAGTAGTTTATTGCCAAAATGGATGAATACACAACAATTAAATGGAAACGTTTTGGGCTATACTAGAGCATGGGTTATATGTTACACATTACCGGGCAAATCTACTGAAATCTTAACTAACATAAATGAAAATTGGCCTTATGAATTAAATGCTATTGATTTTACTGTGGATAGATATTATGTAGACAAGAGCAACACATATAACTGGAATGATAATCTTAGTATTCCTAGTTGGAGTGACCTACCAAGTGCTACTCCTACCCCTAATCCTATAAACTCACAAGATTTCGTGATTACGTTCCCACAAAAAACGATCACCCCTTAAATTGTAATAAATAAATGACGGAAGAATACTAGTATGAGTTCAATAAACACAAACAACATTAATGTAAATTACCCTGTTCCAGGTGTCAATAATACCACTCAAGGTTTTAGAGATAACTTTACCTCTATAAAAACAAACTTAAACGCTGCGGGAACAGAAATCACTGACTTGCAAAACAAAGTTGTTTTAAAGGCAGCACTAGATGGACAGACACTTAATAATGACATGGCTAATACTTTAATTAGTAACGCCACTACAAAATCATTTAGAGCAAGTACTTATAATTTGGGAAATAATGTACAGGGTACTACTACAATTAATGTAAGTCAGGGCGATGTGCAATATGGAACTATAACCGCAAATACTACAATTAACTTCGGTGGATGGGCACCAGTTGGCACACAAAGTAATGTTGAACTTTATTTGACTATTGCAAATGCAAGTGCAAATATAACATTCCCTACAACAACAAACGATGGTAGTAATGTACCAACAACTGGGTTAACCTATACAGCATTACAGCTTGAAAATTATTCAAGTAATACTACGCCAAGTGCAGGAAATACTTACACCAATCAAGTAAGCGTGCCTGCCGGAGTAACACAACTCAATTATCTAGTAACAACTACAAACTGCGGTACGTTAATGGACATTTATCCAATCAACAGACCAAAAAAATCATCATTTCTTTTAAGTGGTACTCCTGCAGTTACAAACGCAGCAGCATCAAATACCATTACTGCTGCTACTAACAGCACAACGGTAACTGGTTCAGGAACTATATTTTTAACTGAGCTTGTTGCAGGACGTGTAATCTTGAATTCGTCTAATGTTGTGATAGGGACAGTATCAAGCATTTCTAGTAATACAGCACTTACATTAACTGCAAATGCTGCTGTGGCAGTAACCGGTGGAAATTATAGAAGGCAAATGCCCATTGGTAGTCCCGGTGATACAACTGGAGCAATTGAAACTGACGGAACATATATTTACCTATGTACGGCTAATTACGACGGTGCAACAGCAATTTGGAAAAGAGTTACGCCTAGTTCCTACTAACTAAATAAATGAATGCAGCATCCATTCATTACAGACTTGTCAGATAAATCTTTGGAAGATATTTCCAAAACCCTATCGGACTTAAATCAAAAACTCAACTTTGCTTATCGTGCGCAGAATGGGGCACTGATAAATCAATTACGTATGGCAATAGAAAGCTATAATACAGAGTATAAAAAAAGAATAGATGAAATGTATAAGAAAAATAATATAGAAAAGCAAATCAATATATCAAGCGACAGAACATGACCGCAAGAATAAAAAAGAATTTTTCATTTCAATCTGGTGTGTATTTTAAGGATAATTTCTATCTTAACATGTATACAATCTTAATATACTTTGACATTGAAACTACATCTGCAATGGAACAATTTGTCTCAATGGAAAGAATTAAGCACTTTTTCTCTCAATGCTTAGAAAATTCAATTCTTGTCAATGAAAACCACACTCAAGTTATTGAAAAATATATAGAAGCGTCACTCAAAGTTTGTACATTGCCCACGGATCCATTCGATCAAATTGTGGCTATAATGTTAGTTAAAAAGCTTAACTCAATATTAGAAGGAAGAATGATTGTAACTGACATTTCTGTTACCAGTTTCTACAGTGACGATATACATCATTTACATTCAATTGAGGAAAACTTTGGACCATTTAACGAAGCTGGTTGGTGGAATGACTCTTCTCCTAAATACAATAGCATCAATTCAATTAGTTCACTAAAATCCAAAAAACTTATTAAATTGGTAAAACAACCAACATCTTGGGAAGAACTAAGTCTTAGTTATGATCTAAGGGATCCATTTGAAAATCCCAAAAATTCTGAAATAGTATTTGTAAACTTTGATAAGAAAAAAGGTTAAAAATATATTGCATCTTATAAATTTCTATGTTATCATAGACTTATGAGAAACGATTTATTTGGTCAGCAAATTGTTACAGAGGACGATGTTTGTAACTTTTATCTTTCCAACCCAGATAAAAATATAAAAGTTTTCCTAACCGAAAACGTTATATCCTTACCTCCCGAACTTGAACTTTCAAGTATGCCAAAAGTAATTCAATATATTGAACAGAAAATTACAAAGCAAGAATTTGACTCAATCCAGCAACAAAAATGGTTTATGCCAGACGAGTATAAGACCATGGATATTGCTCTATATGTGTTGAGTAAATGTAATAGTGAAGCCGAATTACAAAGAGCAGGTGAGGAACTTATCTTATTTCAGGAGCGTGGTTTATTTTCACTACTACAATATTTGAAATACCTTGTAGACACGATGAGAGCAAATGAAATTGTTTGGGGAGTAGGAAGAGGATCAAGTGTGGCTAGCTATGTTCTGTTTTTACTAGAAGTCCATAGAATAAATAGCTTGTATTACGATTTGTCAATTGACGAATTTTTAAAATAGGAGAAAATTATGTCAAAATATAGAACAGCGATGGGTAGAAGCATTGATATGGGTGCAATGGCTACAAGAAATGAAAAAGTACGTGCCGTTGGTAACATGAAATCTAATGCAAGAGGTGATTTACTTGATGCACAAAATAGAATTATTCAAGATGCCTCAAGCAGAGTGGCGGAACAGTATAATAAAACTGTTGTTAATGCACCTAAACCAATTGTAAAAACTGCTCCAACTGTACGTGATCAAATAAATTTATCTGAACTAAATGATTTTGATGATGAATAAAAAGGAAAATATGAACTTTCAGTTTGCACCTAAAAAAGTTAATTCACTAACTGCATTACATGATAATATCATTGTGAGCGATATGAGTTTTGATGCTAGAATCTCTTCCGGTGGAATTATATTGCCCGGTGATGATACTAAGCTTTCGGGAATACGTCCTAGATGGGCAAAAGTATATGCAGTTGGTCCTGAACAAAACTCTGTACAAGTAGGTCAATATGTCCTAATCGCTCACGGTCGTTGGACAAGAGGCATTAAAATAGAAGATGAAGAAGGAGAAAAAACCATTAGAAAGGTTGATCCGAATGATGTACTAATGGTGAGCGATGAACCTGTACAAGATGAAACTATGAGTGATAAGGTGATTTAATGAAATGGTTTGATGATTGGTTCACAAAAAAATCCAGAGAAGTTTGGGAAACCGTAATTAAATCACGTGACGAATATACAAGAGAGGTAGATATGCACAAAGCTTATGCAATGAATCAGGCTATTGCCAAAATGCCATCAGTGTCACACTCTCCTCATGCACAGTCTATAAATTTTCAAATTTATCCTGCGAATGGTGGTCATGTCGTAGAAGTTTATGCACCTGAAGTTAGTAGTAGTTTGACTATTAATACAATGCCAAATCGATCATTATATATTATCCCCAGCGATAAAGATATAGGGAATGAGATTAGTAAAATCATCACACTTGAAATGTTGAAAAAATGAAGAATCAATTATGGGTTGAAAAATATCGTCCAAAGTCTGTAGACGAGTATGTTTTTGTTGATAACAAACAAAAAGAACAAGTACAGGGCTGGATAACAGACGAATCAATTCCGCATTTATTGTTTAGCGGCGATCCCGGTACTGGTAAGACAACACTTGCTAAGGTTCTTATTAATGAACTAGGTGTGAACGAGTATGACGTACTGGAAATAAATGCAAGTCGTGAGAATAGCGTTGATGTTGTGCGAAATAAAATATTAGGTTTCGCACAGACTATGCCTTTCGGCGCATTCAAAATCGTATTACTTGACGAGGCAGACTACTTAACCCCACAAGGTCAGGCTGCATTACGCAGTGATATGGAAACATATCATCAAACATGTAGGTTCATACTTACGTGTAACTATGAATACAGAATTATTCCTGCACTAAAAAGTCGTTGTCATCAGGTACACATTAGTAAAACTGATTTAGCAGAATTTACAGCACGTGCGGCTACAGTTCTGTTAAACGAATCAATTGATTTTGATATTGATGTACTTGACACATATGTTCGTGCAACATATCCAGATTTAAGAAAATGTTTAAATCAATTGCAGGTCAATAGTAGCACAGGTAAACTTGTTGCTATACAAGAAGTTGGTAACACTGAAGATGATTTGCTAATCAAGGCTACAACACTTTTTAAGCAAGGTAAAGTATTAGAAGGTCGTCAAGAATTAATGCAATATCTAGATATGTATCCTACGAGATTGGAAGATATCTATCGTTGGATGTATAACAATCTAGATTTATGGGGCAGCACACACGAAACACGTGACGCTGCTATCATAAAAATCAGAAACGGATTGGTTAATTTATCTATGGTTGGAATACCAGAAATTACATTAGCAGCCACATTAGCGGAGCTTACAAATTGAGATATTTTTTAGTAACATTTAAGAAAAAAGCCGGTGGGCAAATAGACGAAGAGGCGGCAGTTGTTAAGAGTTTACGTAACTCTGATATTCAAACATGTAATATTATACTAGACTTTAAAGAGCGCAGTGTGGATAGATGCATGATTGACGGTAAAAGAATGGACACAGATTGGACTACTATAGTAGAATACTATAAAAAGGTATACCCAACGATTCTTCAAAGCTTAGAAGATTCAAATAAAGAGGGGCAGTAAGCCCCTCTTTTTATTGATACATAGTTAAAATATGTTCAATTAGATGGTGCCGTTGAACATCTTTGTAATTAAAATGACAAACCTCAATACCTTTAACTTTACAAGTTTCTAATCTTTTTTGTAAGTCTAAAAGGCCATTGTCTGGTTTTTTCCTGTCAGTTTGTTCAATATCTCCTGTAATCACAATTTTAGTACCAACTCCGATTCTAGTCATAATCATTTTTAGTTGGTTTGGGGTGCAATTTTGAGACTCATCTAAAATTACAAAGCTATTTTTGAAATTTCTACCTCGACAAAAGGCTAGGGGTGCAATCTCTATGATTTGTTCATCTAGCATGTGGGTTATTTCCTTGGCTGTGTAAAATTCACGAAGTACGTCAAAAAGAGGTCTTGTCCAAGGTTCCATTTTTGCGTTTATGTCCCCGGGCAAGAAGCCATGTTTTTCATCCTCAACGCCGACAGCAGGTCTTGTCATTAAAATCTTGTCAATTTCTTGTGACTTTAGTGCTTTTATCGCAGCCAACATCGCCAAATACGTTTTTCCAGTTCCTGCTGGGCCAGTCCCTACAACAATGTGTGTATCGGGATTTAGTAGTTCTAAAATGTATTTTTCTTGGTTAGTTGATTTTGGTACTAGTTGAAGGATTGTTGATTTTTTTGGTCTGTGAGTGTCAAAATGTATCGTCTTAGATTCGTGTGTGTAGAAAGTTTGGTCTGTGTTTTTTCTAATATTTGTCATTTTTGCGTCTGCTTTTCTTAAAGCGCCAGTCTTTCTCTTGCTCAAGTTGCTTCTCCTAAATGTGAATGAGTACATGACTCATCTTTATTTAAAGGTCTGAATCAATTGTTTATTAGTAGACTTTTTGAGCATTTATTCCTGATAAATATTAAGCTGTCCAGTAGCTTTTTACATATCCATAAGTAACTCCCTTCCTTGATAAATACAATACTATGAAGAAATTACCTGCGACCGAATTTTTTAACGATGTTGACTACGTAAGTATTATCGATACTATAAAGGGTATCTATACAAGCGACGGGTCAATGTCAACATTACTTGACTATGAACGTGTTTTAGACGAAGCTGACCTCTATGCTTTCAAGAACTGGGACTTAGGGGAATTAGTTGATGGACCAGACATTAAAAAATATTCTGTGGCCTGTGTGTTTATGTACCCATTAAATCTAATGCCAGACCCAAGAGGTGGAAAAAGACTGATTGGGATAGGATGCAGCGTACACTTTAAAAAGACAGAAATAGAGATTCCTATAAGAATTGAAACCCCTGATGATTATAAACCAGGAACACATTATCCAAAAATGATCAAAAGAAAAGTTTGGTTAGTGCGTATTGAAATGCCGAAACAGTTAATGAACGAAATCCGTGAGGGTTCCATTGACTTAGCTGACCAAACTATCAACTTAGATGAGTTGGATGAGGCCTACGAAAAAGATTATGATCAGGAAACCAAACAAGACGACCAATTGAATCAAGATATGAACATGGGAGGCGGAATGCCGATGCCAGGACCAATGCCGGGCGGCGCCCCAGCTCCAATGCCAGGAGCACCAGTATGAACAAACTAACTGAGGGAGTTGATTACAAGGATTTTGTAAGACAGATTGTACCTGTACTTTCAATTGATGAGTATGAAGCAAAAACAGGCACTGATGATGAAACAGTTACGTTAGCATTTACCGTAAAGGGCAAAGAAGCGAGCCAAGATTTAGCTAGTTGGTTTGAAAAAGGATATGATTTTGTAATAGATGCTCAAGTAAGTAAGGGTGAGATAAGGCGAGGTAAGCATGTTGTTTTTGTTGAAATGGAACGTAGAACTAAAGTTCCAGAAAGAATAATAGAAATGCTACAAGACTTAGAAACACTAACTAACCTTGAGTTACCCGATTGGACAATTGAAATTAATGATACCGAAATAGAAGCAGACATTGACCAGTTAAAAGATCAGATTATTTTATCTCCGCATTTATATAGAGAAACAAAAGAAACTGATTTAAATGAAATGCGTGAGTTATCTGGGTTAGAACCACAAAAACTTTTCGGTGAACAGGACGCTGAAGTAAAAAACTTTAAAGCAATGGCAGGATTATAAGGAGCAAACATGGGAACAACTTTATTAGCAAAAAAAGCAAATGGTGAAAATCCATTCGGAACAAGCGATGATCATCATACATCAATGGCAAATGACCCAACAATAAGTCAAATACCTGCAGGTAGTAGTTTTGGTGCGCCAGCACAATCTGCACCTGCGTTTTCAAATACAGGAGCAAGTATGCCAGCACAACCACAACCAGTACTAACACAAGCAGGTGACAATGCTGCACAAGGTGCAGACTTTGTAAAGAATGACAACACAGATTGGATCAATAAGAAATGGCGTCCAGTTATGGGTTGGGTGTATATGGCTACATGTACAGCAGACTTTGTTGTATTCCCAATTTTATGGAGTATACTACAAACATTACAAGGTGGACAAGTTACAATGCAATGGCAACCATTAACATTGCAAGGTGCAGGTTTATACCATATTGCAATGGGTGCAGTTCTTGGTATCGCAGCATACGGTCGTACAAAAGAAAAAGTAGCCGGAGCAGCGTAACCATAAATATTTGATTACTAACAAAGGTATGTTATAATCAATTATGGACCATTACAAAACATTAGGCGTTGACCGTAACGCATCACCGGACGAAATTCGTCAAGCATATAAAAAACTAGCAAGTATTCATCACCCAGATAAGGGTGGTGATACTGCTAGATTCCAAGAAATTCAATCAGCATACGAAACATTATCTGATCCTCAGAAAAAAAATGAGTATGATATGCCTAGGGGAGGTTTCCCAGGTGGAGGATTTGCATTTAATGGATTCCCAGGCGGATTTAGTTTCCAAACTGGACCAATGAATATTGATGATATATTTGGTCAAATGTTTGGTCACAGACACCATGTACCCACTTACAAAACAATTGTAAATCTTACATTAGAACAAGTGTACAATGGCGATCAACAAACACTAAATTTCTCAACTAATACAGGACCACATAGTGTTCGCATTGATGTACCTAAGGGTATTGAGAATGGACAGCAACTACGCTATGACAACTTAATTCCAAATGGTGTACTTATCGTTGAGTTTAGAATTTATGATCACCCAAAATTTCAAAGAAACGGATTCAACTTAACAAGCGAAATTGAAGTTGATGTATTAGATTTAATTGTTGGAACTACTATTGAGTTCCAAACTATTTCTGGTAAAACATTCAGTGTATCTATCAAACCCAAAACACAACCTAATACTACATTACGTATTGCAGGGCAAGGTCTAACCAATGATCAGTACAACGGAGACCAATTGTTGTTGATAAAACCGTTTGTGTCTGATAAAATAGACAATGATATTATTATTAGTATTTTGAAATCCAAAAATAAAGGAAACTAAATTGAATAGTTCTGTAGAAATTGAATCAATTATTGAACAAGCTATTGTTCTAGCTAAAGACAGATGCCATGAATATTGCACAGTAGAACATCTACTACTCGCACTAGTAACACATACACCATTCAAAAAGTGTTCTGAACAATTTGGTGTTGACGTTGAAAATCTATCAAAAGAACTGGTCGCATATTTAGATAGTTTACGGTATATTGTAATTACTATAGATCAAGGTCAAGATGTTCATCCTAAAAAAACAAACAGCCTTGAGCGTGTTATCAATCGTAGTGTGACGCAGGTATTGTTTACAGGAAGAAAGAATGTAACAACTGTTGATCTATACTTAAGTATCATGAGTGAAAACAACAGTCATGCTCATTACTTTCTACTTAAGTACGGCATGACTAAAAATGAGTTCGTGCCACATTGGCAGAAAACTTACAAAGGTGCAGAATATTCTGGTAATCTCACAGATAGTCAAGCAAACGAAATTCTTGACGAGTACACAATAAATCTGACAAAAATGGCACAAGAAGGAAAGCTTGAGCCACTAATTGGTCGTAGCACTGAACTAAACGACATTATTAATGTGTTGGCAAAACGCTTTAAATCAAATGTGTTAATGGTAGGTGATCCTGGTGTAGGTAAAACTGCTATTGCAGAAGGACTTGCACAAATGATTATAGAGGATGCTGTACCAGAATTCTTAAAGAATCACGAACTATTCAGTTTAGAAGTTGGTATGCTACTTGCTGGTAGTAAATATCGCGGTGACTTTGAAGAAAAGATTAAGAACATCATTGATGCACTTAATACTAAAAAGAAAGCTATCCTATTCATTGACGAAGCACACACAATGAAGGGTAGTGGTAATACTAATAATGGCAGTATTGACTTTGCAAGTATGATTAAACCTGCAATCACTAAGGGCACATTAAAGATTATTGCAAGCACTACTTGGGAAGAGTACTACGAAAGTTTTGAGAAGGATCGTGCATTGATGCGTAGATTCTATCGTGTTGGTATTGATGAGCCAAGTCATGATAGCACGATTCGTATCTTGCGTGGACTAAGTGAAAGACTAAATAATTTTCATAACGTAAAAATCTCTGATGAAGCGATTGAAACTGCAGTAGATTGTTCACATCGTTATATCCATGATCGTAAGAATCCAGATAAGAGTATTGACTTATTGGATGCAGCATGTGCTAAACAGCGTGTACTTGAAAACAAAGAAGCAATTATCACTAAAGAGTTAATCCACGAACAAGTTGAACGTATGACAGGCGTTCCTGCGGATAAACTCAGTGATGACTTCGGTGATCGTATTAAGAGCCTTGAACAAAATGTTAAGGACAAATTGTACGGTCAGGATGAAGCAGTTGACAAGGTACTTGAGCGTGTTTATGTAAGCTTTGCTGGCATCAATAACGAGACAAAACCAGTTGGTAGTTTCTTGTTCTTAGGTCCTACTGGTACTGGTAAAACTGAACTTGCTAAACTACTCAGTAAGAATCTTGACATGCCATTACTCAAGTATGACATGAGTGAATACGGTGAGAAACACAGTGTTGCTAAACTGATTGGTGCGCCTCCTGGCTATGTAGGCTACGGTGAAGGTCAATTGGGTGGCGGCAAACTCATTAATGATTTGAGTAAGAACCCGTATTCAATCTTATTGTTTGATGAAGTTGAAAAAGCACACCCAGAAGTATTTGATATCTTCTTGCAATTACTTGATGAAGGTCGTGTAACTGGAAGCAACAGCAAAGAAGTTAATGCTAAAAACTGTATCATTATCATGACCAGTAATTTGGGTGCAAGTGATAGTGAACGCAATGCTATTGGATTCGGTAAGCAAGAAAAGACAGGTGAAGATGAACGTGCAATGAAGGAGTTCTTCAAGCCTGAGTTCCGTAACCGTATTGACCTAATCTGTAAGTTTAACAAACTTGATACCTTGGCTATTAAGAAAATTGTTGTTAAATTTACCGACGATCTTAAGAAGTCATTGAAGAACACACATGACATTGCGTTGACACTAAGTGAACCGGTCGTAGATTATTTGGCTGAGCAAGGATACGACAGCAAGATGGGCGCACGTCCACTAGCACGTAAGATTGATGAACTGATCCGTGTTCCACTATCTAAAAAGATTGTGTTTGAAAACGTTAAAAATTCTAACGTATTTGCTGTGATGGAAGATGACGAAATCAAATTCACAGTCACTCCTAAAGTAACTGCATTTGTAGGATATGACGGAGTAATTACAGTTGAATAAAATCAAAAAGGTAGAGAAGCCCAAACTGTATTATGACAAATACAAGTATAGGGCATCTCTTTATCATCAAGATTTTAATATAGCCCGTTACGCAAAAAATGAGTTTGAATTGCAACGGGCTATTGAAAATCGTTATGTTAACAATGTCTATTACTATGCAATAACTGGTTCTAATAGAAATTCAAAAACTGAACTAATTAATAAAGAGCTTCTATCAAACTTTATTGATTGGAGAAATGCTAACAGTGATAAGGTTACAATACGCATGGACTATAATAGTATCAGTGTGTATGGTAATGATTTGAAGTTGTTAAAGACACTAGAAGTTTTGGGACTTACAGTCAGTTATTATGAAATTGAACTTACTGGAAGCCCGGATATCTTGTTGAGAAAAGACCCTAAACACTCATATAGGACTTACTTTAAAAGCAAAACAGTCCCGACAGGTTTTCATAATGAAGTTACTATTTTCCTAGAATCTTACAAAAATTCAGCTTTTCCTTGCGGCGCATTAAAAAATTGGATAAGTAATTTACCAAAAAATCGTCAGTGGAGAAAGAAGTATTTAGAAGCTAGTTACTTCATAGAGTATGACCATGAATCGTTCCGTACGGTCCTAGCACTGACTTTTGATCAATATTTGGGCAAAACCTATAAAGTAGAACAGCGAGACTAATTTTGATAAATACTCTATTAATGGAGTATTTACCATGGCGAAAATCGTAGAAGATGTAATCGTAATTAAACTAAGCAAAATTGTCAAAGATAGTGATTCCGCACAAGCTGGAATCGTTAGCCCTGAAATTCAAACCGCACTTGAGCAAGTGGTTCAGGAATTAGTCGGAGATTCTGTGGTAGTAGAACTGGTGCAAGCATAATGTCACAAGCCACTACCCTTATTTTGCTCTCACAAACTCCGTTTGGGTCAGGCCCAAACTTAACAGGAGAAAAGCAACCTGCAGCTTCTTATTACTTAGGTAAAAGCGACTTGCAAACACTTACTTGGAACTTTACAAACGTTTCAGCTACCGTTGTTGTGCAAGCAAGCTTGTCGGAAAATCCAACTAATACAGACTGGTTCAATGTTTATACATTGACTCCTAGTTCTACTACAGAACTGGGATTCTACAACTTGTCTGGTAACTTTGTTTGGTTAAGGGCTAACATAACTAACTTTACTACCGGCGTTATTCAATACATAAAGGTAAGCTACTAATGACCACTAAAATGTTTTTTGAGGGTGGTAATGTAGTACCTGACGCTAAACCAATCACACGCAAAAATGTTCAGACAGTCGTAAAGAATCTGCAGGGTATCATGCCTAAGGGTATCAATGTTTATCCTATAGGAAGTGCGGGGAAAAAAGACGTAAGTAGCGACATGGATGTACTAATTGATGCTGCCGAGTTGATGAAGATTTTTCCTGTAAAGGATTTAAAGACTGCAAGACAGGGTTTAGAAAACTACTTTAAAGAGAATGGATATTTTGCTGCACGAACTGGAGTCAGCGTACATGTTGGCATCCCTACAGGTGAAGATGGTGATGTAACACAAGTTGACATAATGGCTGTAGAAAATGCAAGAGATGTTGTTCCATTACACACGCATGACTATAGCAAAGATCCAAGTATGAAGGGCGGAACATTACATGGTATATGGGCTGACTTAACTAACATGAGTTCATTACCTGATCATCCTAGTTTAATGATGAGTCCTTATAAAGGATTAGTTAATCGTGAAACAAAAGAATTGATTACTAACAATAAAGATCAGATTGCTAAGATTATAATTGGTCCTAAAGCGAGTGCAGAAGATATGGGAAGTGTGCATTCAATACTCTCAGCATTAAGAAGTGATCCGAACAAATACAAAGCAATAAAAGATAAGTGGGCACCTAACTTAGAACTAAATGAAAATATACATGACTGGTTCAGACGCACAATTAATTTATTAAAATGAAAATACAATCATTACTAGAGGCAGCAGGACAGGTAGGTCGCAAATATCAACACATTGAAGACCTAGTAATTGCCAACGGTAGTCATGGTGCAATGCATGCCGTAGAGCGTTTGAGTAACATGATTGATAGATATGATTCTATTGAATTAAAGTGGGACGGTATGCCCGTTGTATACTGGGGGCGTGATGACAGTGGTACATTTTATATGATACCAAAAAATGCTTGGCAATACTTAAAGTCAGGCACAATGCAAACAAAAACAGGTGCGCCTACATTACCTAAAACTCCACAAGATGTTATGAAGTTCATCTTAGGTACTGGTGGCGAAGCAGATGAAAGCCGTGTGCAATTTGCCAAACAGTTTGCAAGTTTGTGGCCTTATTTAGAAAAAGCAAGTCCTAAACGTGGCTTCTTAGAAGGTGGATTGTTGTTTTACCCAGGTGCTAAACCCAATGGGCAAACTGCAATGCCAATTAAAAACGAAAAAACAAACACATATGATTTTAAGCCTAACATAACTGCATTCCATGTACCAATTGATAGCAAGTTAGGTCAACGAATTGCTAGTGCAAAAGTTATGATTGCAGCAACGGGATATTATGATAAATTAGGTAGCAGCGAGGAAGGTAGATATCCTAACGCAGAAAGCTTGTCTACATCAGATGTAATAGTACAAGGCACAACATATGTAGAAGAAATGCCTGGTGTAGATACATCAGGGTTAGATAAACTAGCTAACTTCATACAATCAAATGCACAAAAGATAGACAATTATCTTGCTCCTAAACCAGGCATGAATAATCCCGGTGGAGAATTATATACTTACTTGAATCAGCATTTAAGAACAAGTGGCTTATTAAGAGATTTCCCCGCATGGGCTCAAAGTAATTTAAGTGCAAAGAAAGCACAAACATTATTAAGTGACCCAGAAGGATTAAAAGCAACATTGGGTGCAGTAGAAGCTATCACTAATGAAAAAACGAAAGTGATAAAATCATTAAGTTTAGGATTACACGGTGGTATAATGCAAACTAATCCAGAAGGATATGTTCAAGCACATCCTGAAATTAATTTCAAATATGCATTACCCGGACAATTTTTAAAATTAATAGACCAACTTAGTTGGCAACCGAGAAAATTATGATACAGCGTACAAAAGGTAAAACAGCAGTAGTAGGATGGGGTCGCGGCATGGGACATAAAGGTCACATGTTATTAGCCAGCGCAGTTATACATCAAGCAAAAGCTATAAATGCTACACCTATTTTTATTTTAAGCAGAACAAGCTTAATAGATCCTAGTACTGGTGATTTATGGGCTGATACTAAAAAAGTTAGATCAACAAAAGATGATCCATTAACGCCACAAGAAAAACTAGCAATATATCAAAAAACATTTCCTGAAAACGCAAAAATTTTTACTGTAGCAGATGGAGAATCAGGATCACTTAATGATGCATTAGCAAATTTAGCTAAGCAAGGCTTTAGTAATGTAGTACTAGTAGTTGGTGCAGATCAAAAAGCTGCATTTCAATATTTGGTAAATCCAAGTAAAGATGGTTCAATACCATATCAGCAAATGGGTTTACAGAATTTAGTAGTTATGAGCAGACAAGAAACACAAGCACCTGGTAGTGACATAGAGGGTCCAAGAGCGACTCCTATGCGTCAGGTTCTATTAGACCCGAAAGTTAGTGACGAACAAAAGTTTGCAGTATGGCGGGATGCTATGCCAGACGCACTAGACGATAGGGAAGTGCTTGATTTAATGCAAAGAGCGCAACAAAGATTGGGCAGAGCAGAACAAGTTGCGCCACCTAAAACACCAAAAGCAAAGATTAAAGAGTTCATTCAACGTGTTCGTCCTATGCTCAAAGAAGCAAGTGTAGAAAAGAAAGTGCAAGTTCTTAAACTAATTAAAGAGGCAATTGCGAAGCAAGGCGTTGCAGAAGCGGAAGAACCATATAATCTACCGCAACGTCACACAATGGATTACGGGATGCGTAAGACAATGATTCACAGACTAGCCAAAGCTACAGACTATGAAATCAGTGCATTAAGTCTAGCTAGTGACGAAGAATTGACCGATTTGTATCAACAAGTATTCCCGGAACAAGACGTAAACGAAGATTATCTAGACGAAAAATAATTTGACCACTAAATCCTCATGTAAATAATAGTACATTTTCATGAGGATCAAATGGCTAAGAAAAAACAAACACAAGAAGCTACTATTCCTGTAGAGCAGGCTGTAGAAGCAATTCAAGAAATTAAAGAGCAAGACGCTCCTGCGCAGCCCGCGCAAAATCAAGTACAAGTTAATGTAGACTTCTTAAAAACTACCCGTGTACACATAGCTATGCCATGCTATGGTGGTATGTTAACTGAATCCACATTTATGAGTTTCATTAAATGGGCAAACACCGCACGTCAACTAGGAATCGACTGGACATTGGAAACAATGGTCAACGAAAGTCTAATCAGTCGTGCCCGTAATACACTAACTGCAAAGTTTTTAGACCAACAAGAATCAACACATTTATTCTTTGTTGATGCTGACATTGGTTGGGAGCCATGGCACTTACTAGTATTGTTGAACCGTGACAAAGACGTTATCGGTGGATTATATCCTATGAAGACTATGCCAATCAAGTGGGTAGTTAACGGATTTGAGGGTGCTGAAGAAGGACCAGATGGATTGCAAGAAGTCAGCAAAGCAGGTACTGGTTTCTTACTAATGAAGAAGCATGTATTTGAGAAATTAAATGTTCACCCTGCAGTTAAGCAGTACAAGAACGACATTGGACTAGATCCAAAGTATGACAAGTACCTAAAGACTTACTTTGACACAGCAGTTCGTCAGAATCGCTACTACAGTGAAGACTGGACCTTCTGTGAAAACTGGCGTGATCTAGGCGGTAAAGTTTATGTTGACAAGCGTGTTCTATTACGTCACAGTGGAGCATATGTATTCTGTATGGAAAATCAGCAACACTTGTTGAACACAATTGGACCTATGTATGTTCAGGAGCAACAAAACCTAGCTGCACAACAAGCACAAGCAAGTGCTGCTCCCGTTGATGCAGGAACCACAAAAGCAACTAAGAAAAGCAAAAAGACAGCATAAATTACACTGTCTCTAATACAAGGGCTATAGCAGACATCTGTTATAGCCCTTTTTTGATAAATACACTATGAACCTTAAGGAACTAGCCAATTTTAAGCTGCACGATGCAGTATTTTTTCACGACCAACTAAATCCAGTGATTTTTTTGGGAGATAAGATACGTCCTGAAGTTAGAAATCAACTATTAGTAATAGCAGAAGATTTCATTGATCATTTAGGTATTCCGCATTTAGAAATAGAAGATGTCACACTGTCTGGCTCAAATGCTGCATATACATATACCAAACATAGTGACATAGACCTACACATTTTGGTAGACATGAAAAAATTAAATGATGATTTAATTTATAGAGAGTTGTTTGATGCCAAAAAAACAATTTACAATGATACACACGACATTAAAATTGGTGGGTATGATGTTGAATTATATGTACAGGACGCAAATCAACCAGTAATAAGTTTGGGCGAATACTCTGTACTAAATGACAATTGGTTAAGATTACCTAAGAAACATCGTAGTAATTTAGATCAAGCAGCTACTAGGTTAAAATTCAATAAACTAGCAAGATTGGCAGAATTGGCACTTAAGAATGATGATGAAAAAAGAATTAAAAATTTATTAAAAACAGTTAAAAAATATAGACAAGCAGGACTTGATATGCATGGAGAGTTTGGTCCTGAAAATTTAGCATATAAGGCCTTACGTAGTAAGGGAATTCTTAAAAAATTATACGACAAAATAAATTCATTGCACAGCGATAATTTAAGTTTAGCCGAAGAAGAAAAGTTATTAGATAAACCAACACAAACACTAAGGAAACTTGCTAGTAAGCATCATGTGTTAATACAAGACCTATATCAACAACTAAAAAAGGGCATAGGTGTTGAAATGGAGCATACTAATCATCCTAGTGTTGCAAGAGAAATCGCAATGGATCATTTAGCTGAAAATCCATATTATTACGATGAATTAAGTAAAGTTGGTTTAGAAGAGGGAGCGAGTGGGTATATACCTAGTCCTAAACAAAAAAATGACCCTCGATATAAAACAGGATTAACCGTAGATGTTACTCCATATAGCATACAAGATAATGCTAAAAAATTAGGAAGCAAAATAAGTAGAGCAGGTATACCCCCTCTACTAAGACCATAAAAATTATAAGGAAAAATCATGGCAACATTAGATCCGTATCAATTCATAGCAGATCAAGCAGCAGCGTCTGCTAACGTAGCAAGCAATCAGGCAAATGTAGCGACTGTTGCTGCTAGTCAGGCACAAACATCAGCAACAAATGCAGCACTTTCTGCATTTCAAGCTAACAGATCAGCGGTGCAAGCAAGTGGTTCAGCTTCACTAGCTGCAACATACGCTAACACTGCAAGAACGGCAAACACAATTCGGTTAACAAGCGTAACTAATCAGGCTGCAGGAAGTGCAGGTTGGGTGCAATTTAGTTCTGGAAACGGTTTCAGCGGCTCAAGCAATTTTACATTTAATGGTAGTTCATTATCTCTTATTGGTAGTGCTTCAGTAATAGGCAATATATCAGCAGTAGGACTTGTCTCTGCAGGTAGATTCGTAACCTCAGGAAATGTAACTGGTGGCAATTTAACTTCTAACGGAATGATTAGCACAACCGGCAATGTTATAGGAGTTGGTGCAAGTTTCACTACGCTAAGCGTTTCTGGATCAATTATTGGGAGTGGTGCAGGTCTTACTGGAGTAGCTAGTATAAATAGCCCTACATTCACCGGAACACCTTCAGCTCCTACTGCTGGATTTGGAACAAGTACTACGCAAATAGCAACAACTGCTTTCGTTAATCAGGCAATTTCTAATATAACCGGAATAAGTGGAAATAGTTTTTCAGTTACTGGTAATATCATAACATCAAATAATGTTGTTGCTTCAGGTGTACTTACGTCAACTGGTAACGTCACTGGTGGTAATTTAAGAACATCTGGCATTTTAACTGCAACAGGCAATATTTTATCAGGAGGTAATTTAACTGTTGGTGGAGCTGGTACATTTTCTGGAAATATTACGGCAGCTAGTTTAACTTCAACTGGTAATGTTCAGGCTGGTAATTTAAGAACAACAGGAAGCATGAGCGCAACTGGTAACGTTCTTGGAGCAGCCTTCTTAGGAAACATACTTAGTGTGTCATCCAATGTAACTGCTGGTAATGCTACTATCGCTAGTAGTTTAAGTGTAACTGGTGGAATAAAACAAAATCAATTTACTAAATTAGGTAGTTCTACTGGACAACCAGGGCAAATTGTTTGGGATACAAATTACATTTATGTTTGTACAGCAACTAACGTTTGGAAACGTGTAGCATTAACATCATTTTAATTAGGTAATTATGGCAACTACAGCAAATACAGCAGCAATTATTGCAATAGAAGCAGCAAATGTAGCACTTCAAGCTGCCAATACGGCTCAAATAGCAGCTTCACAAGCAGGAGTTTCTGCTAGTAGAGCAGGAAACGTAACAAATATTACGGTAATAAATCCAAATGCTGCCGGAACCCCTGGATCACTACAATTTGCAAGTAACGCAAATCAATTGTCAGCTAGTAGTAGTTTAGTGTTTGACCCAAATACTGCTAATCTACAAGTTTCAGGTAATCTAAAAGTTATACAATCTATTGAAGCAGAAACCATACAACTTAAAAGTGCTATAGCTAATGGTAATATCCAAGCTGAAACTTTAATAGCTGCTAGGATTGAATCATTAGCAAATCTTGTCGTTGGTAATCGCATTACATCAAATGTAGTTGCTGCTAATGTTTTTGTAGGTAACGGTAGTCAATTAACTGGCATTTTATTACAGAATAATCCAACACTTACTGGTAATGTTTCTGTGCCCAATGTGTCATTAAATGGACCTATCAGTGCACCTGTACCACTTGGATTGTTCAATAATATTTTATCACTTAAAGCTAATATCAATAGTCCTAATTTTACAGGTAACCCAACAGCACCAACATTAACAAATGTTTCTACTTCTACAAATTCTATTGCTACAACAGCATTTGTTCAATTAGTAGCAAATACGAAAGCAAATTTATCAAACATAACATTAACTAATGTAAGTTTAGTTGGTAATATTACTGCACCTACACAGATTGCAAGTTCAAATAGTAATGCTGTAGCTACCACACAGTTTGTGCAAAATCAGAAGATTAATTTAAATTTAGCAGGGATACCTACTGCACCTAATCCAAACGCAAATGCAACTTCAAATCAAATTGCAACCGTAAGTTTTGCTAGAAGTTCAGGGGCACCTAGTATTATTATGTCTAGGAGAATAGGAACTAATCTAAATGTACCTGGAGATACTTGGACAAATATTCCATTTGATACATTTGATAGAAATATAGTAGCAGGAGCAGTATTTGATGGAAATAACTTTGACTTACCTGCTGGAACATATGTATACAATGCGTATGCACCATTTTTTGGCCAAGGGAATATTTACTTAAGACTTTTAAATACTGACACTACCACTGTGTTACAAAATATTTGCCATGCTTTAGGTTCATTTTTAGGTAATGTAAGTGGAAGTGGTACAACCATTTTAAATGGTACAGGTCAATTTACATTATCAGGAACTACAACTCTTTCTTTACAAATTAGATGGTCTGATCCTGTTGTCATCGGAAGTAGATCCATATTAGGATCTGCTGGATATCAATCAGCATATATGCAATTTTGGAAAATAACATAATAAGAATAACAAGGAAATAAAATGGCAACAAAACCAAGTCCGTATACTTTTATAAATGACACAGAAGGACTACCAAATACTGCTAATGTCATTTATACACAACAAAATCCAAACAATACCAACACGCTTGTTGCTAACTATAATGATCCTACATTATTTAATAATCCACAACTACAAATATTAAACAGTGCAGGTGGTGCTAATGGACAACTACAATTTAATAATAGTAGAGGCTTTGGTGGTTCAAGTAACTTAACTTACACAGAATCAACTTCACGTTTACAATTACGTGGCAATTTATATGTTACAGGCAATTTATTTGCAAACATACAAACTAATTTAAACAACTTTCATTTGTCTGGTGGCGCCAATGGATATGTATTAACTACAGATGGTGCAGGCAATGTAAATTGGATAAGCCCTGATCCAAACACCACTGCATCTTTGTATAATGGCAATAGCAATGTAATTGTCTATGCAAATGGAAATATAGCCTTTAGTAGTAATGGAGTTGCTAATGTTGTAACTATATCAAACAATGGTATTAATTTAGGTTCAAATGCGAATGTAAGAATAACAGGCGGCAACGCTACTAATTATCTAACCACAGATGGTGCAGGTAATTTATACTGGGCAGATGATGTCCCAATTTACATAGGTAATAGTGCTCCTAATTTGCCACAGGGCCATTTATGGTTTGACAATGATGAAGGTCGTGCATACATTAACTACGATGGTAATAGTTGGGTAGATTTAAGTCCAGCAGTAATGCCTAATCCTGATATGTATGCGAATACAATCACTTTCCCTGATGGTAGTATACAAACTACAGCAAGTGGTGGGGG